ATCATCTTCTTCGGTAATTGGAGCGCGATCCTTATCAAAAACTGGGATACGTTTGTTTGATGAACCTTTAAGCGCCATCATGTTTTCATATCCATCATAGTCTTTAGTGTTACCGTCTTGGAAGCAAGTTATTTTAAGACCTTTGGGCGCACCGTCTTTAAATGTTTGTGCAATGAACTTATCAATTGCTGCTTGGGTAATTTTGTGATTGTTACTGCCTTTTAGCATTAAGACAGTGGCTTCATATTTTGTTTCTACATTTTCAAATACTGCTTTTTTGAAAAGAGCAGGAAATGATAAACGAACATCGCCTAATTTAATTAATGTTTCTGACATTTTAGCCTTCTTGCTTATAGCATTATGGTTTTGGGATTAGGTGAGGATGGGTTATTGATAAATCGCCAATTAAGTGATTTCCCATCCTCGTTTTAACTTAACCGGAGAGATAAGTTGAGTTAAGTTTAGATTGATTTAGTGCATCTGTCAATCGTCAAATTCAGAAAAATCATTTGCAGAAACTGACAAAGATTTTCTGGGGTCACTTTCTGGCACAACGGTTGGTTTGCCCGATTTTTTAACTATCAGATTTTCAAAGTCTTTTATGTTTTTCTTGCCTACTAACTTTTCAAATTTAGCCACTGAAATAAAATTCATTTCGTAAAGTTCCTCATCAGTATGATCAATTCGTAACGCACTTTCTGCCTCATCAATATTTGCCCAATCGCGTGAACTGCGACCTTCAACAAGTTTGTAGCCGGTAAACCCATTGCCCGATTCTAAGCGCTCTCTGACGTGTTCTTCAATGGCACTCAGCCATGATTTAATCAATGTCGCGCTACTCAGTGCAAGGTTAAGCTCTGCGTCGGATAACCTGTTTACACTTGGCAGCTCGTCGAAAAAACCAAACTCATTTTGAATGGCATTTTCTGTGTAGCGCATAAGCTCTGGGCATCGTGCCTTGTGCTTACACCATTGACATTGCTTCCCACCAGCAGTCAGCGGGGCGTTTTCCTGCATAGCCAATTCTGCTCGCTCTTTTACCCACTCACCAAATGCTAGTAACTCCTCAATGCTTATTGTCAGCTCATCAATGTGGTCTAGTCGCGGTTGGTAGATAACCATTGTGATGGTCTTGATATCTTCAAGCATACCGAACTCGCTATAGACTCCTAGCGCGTAGATTTTAGTTTGCGTAGTATCAGCATAGACTTTCACACCTTTACCGTACTTCAAGTCGATAATTGTTACGTTATCGTCATTTAGAATGATGCAATCGGCTGTACCAAACCCGTCCTGCGCGTACTCGCTGTAGTCGAGTTTCTGCTCATAGATTTTATGACCTTTGTGTTCGGCAATGAAGTCCATATAATCATTTACATGATGGCACATGGCTTTATCTACTGTTATCCAGTTTGTTTCGGGTAATTGCTTACCTTCAAAATCAAACGGATTGAGATCACCTTTCAAGCATATCTCTGCAAGCTCATGCGCTGCCGTACCTTCGTCCGCAAATGCGCTACGGGATTCCTTATAAGGCTTTTGCGCTGCGACGCTACCGGAGCAATATAGCCAAGTAGCACTACCACTTGCGCTCAGTAAAGAGTGTTTAGGTACTTCTTCATTAGACATTGGTTTTACCTTTGCGTGAAATGTAAACAAAATAATGAATTTGTTTTTTAGATACAGTTGCAATGTCATCATTATAAAAAAAGTAAGCGGTTGCTTTTGTTTTGCAATAGTTTTCATTTGACCAGTAAAGTTCATCAACCGTGTACATAAGTGGATTATCAATACATTCGCTTATTTTTATTAAATCAGCAATAGTCGGAATTTCCCATCCATCTTCTTCGTCTATCATAGCGGCATGCCAATCGCCACAATATTCTTCGCCAATATAAAAATCTAAATCTTTTACATACTTTTCAGTGTCCACTGAACACGCAACCTTTGATCCCAACATATCTTGTAATTCATCTAATTTACGTTTACTTTCCTCATGTGCCACTGATTTAAGAATAGGGTCAATTTTGCATATAGCATCCAAAAGATCAGTTCTTTCAGTTACAGTCAATACGATATTAGACATTGAAGCTCTCCAAGAAGTTATAAAATTCAACGTAATGTTTGGGTGCAAGAGTCATTGTGCTAGATGCACCCAGTTCAGTTAACTTATCTACGACAGTCTTTTTAGGAACAGCGTTGCGTTGACGCAGTTCAAGCGCCATTTCTTTTAATAGTTTTGATGTTATGAGAAGTTCGGGTTCTTTTACTTCTTCAATAGGTTCTTCAGCGAGTTCTTCCACTTCTACTTCTACAGGCTTTTCTTTTTTCTTTACTGCTTTAGGTTTTACTTGCTCGGTTACTTGCTCGGTTACTTGCTCGGTTACTTGTTCAATAATTGCAGGTGTTAGTATTTCATCTAGCGTTTTTGCTACATCTTCAAAGTGTTCACCCATGTCAAATTTACATTTTTCATATCCGGCTTCGTATCCATCGTCAAATATTGATTCAAAATAGTCGTCTGCATCTTCAGCTATTAATCTTTCAGCTACAGTGTGCAGAAGTTCATAACTGAATTGCGTGTTAACTCCGTGGGTTAAAGATAGTTTAATAAATAAACCTAAATCTTCATTTGTAAGGTTTGTTAAATCATTCATTGTGTTTTTCCTCTGTTGTTGTAAAATGAGAGTCAATCTTAACTTAACTCACAAAGAGATGCAAATGGAAAATGAAGAATTTTATGACGGTGTGACCGTTGATGATGTGGTGCAGTGGTTTGGTGGTGAGCAGGTTGTGTTAGCAAAGAAGTTGGGTGTGACTAAAGCAGCGGTGTCGTATTGGGTAACTGAAGGAAAGATACCGGCAAACAGGGCAATACAGGTTGAGCAATTAACCGATGGGGCAATTAAGGCGGTTGATTTACCAATAATTAAAAGATAACGAGGATTGTTTATGGTGGAGTCTACTAAAACGTACCGCATAAGTCGCGGGGATAAGAACAGCGCTGTCTGTCGCAATGTCGAGGTGACATGGGAGCGAATTTGCACGGTACTTGGTAAGCACAAAGTTGCAAAGACCAAAGAGCAGGAAGGCTGGTTTTGTGGCGGTGGGTTCAGTGGTGGTTATCGCAACACGGAGAACCTGCTTGGGCGTTCGCTTTTGACCATTGACGTTGATGAATGCGCAATGAGCAAAGGAGAGATTGAGTTCGAGCTGGAGATGACAGGCTTTGCGCTGGTGGCGTACTCAACATGGCGTAGTACAGATAACGCTAATCGCTTTCGTATAGTGTTACCGCTGTCACGGGAGGTTAGCGCGGAGGAGTATGTTGCCGTGATGCACTGGTTCGCGTCGGAGTTTAGCAGTTTTATTATTGATGATAGTGCATTTAAGCCTGCTCAGTTTATGTATATGCCAAGCGTTAGTGCTGATTCGATTGAGTCGTCTTTTGTGATGGTAATGGAAGGAGATGAGGTCGATGTGGATGTAGCGCTTGCCTTTCCTGTTGAAAAGCTGGTGCAGGGAACTGTCAAGGATTACTTGACAGTTGAATTCGATGTAGATGGCACGGATGATGACGCGGATGATATGCAGGGACTCTCGCTTGCACTCGCGCATGAACCCATTGATGTCAGTGATGCACTGGTTGAAGCTAATCTCGATGCACTGGTTGAAGCGGCAGGTGATTACTCGACGTGGATTACCGTCGGGCAGGCATTGCATCATCAATATAGAGGATCGGATGAGGGTAAACTTCTTTGGCTTCACTGGTCTGCTAACTCGGATAAGTTCAACGCGGCAGATATTGACCGCAAATGGCAATCATTCAAGACGGAAAAGAAAGTGCGCCCGTTGACGTTTGCCACAGTGATTAAGATGGTCAAGGACAGCGGAGTAAGTGTTGGGGAGATTGTCGAGAAGCAGGTGAAAGAAATCTTTGTCACTGGGTCGGAAGGTCTGTCGGTTGATAATGACAGGGCATATGAGGACGTGCGCAATAAGTTGCGTAAATTACCACTCAGCGCTGTGACATTAACCAAGCGTCAGCAAATCGCACAGGACATTTATGACCGATGGGGTAAAGGTGAGGGGATGACGAAGTCGGCTATCGTTCGTGAGCTTTGCCCACCAAAGAAGGGCGGACTGGTAG